AAAGACTTTAAGAACAAAAAGGATATGGAAGAAGCTAGAAAGATAGTAGAACAAAAACACTAAGTTAAGACAGGGGCAATAAATGGGAACACCTTTAGGTAGAGAAGCTGTTATTAGTTTGTTAATAGGTGGAATACTTACTCTTGGCATTATGCAACTTTGGGAGTGGGTGAAAGCGTATGTTAGAACTTATATCAAGGTGCGTTAATTGTGGTGGTTGGTGTTATGCAGCTAGTTATTGTAAAACTTGTATGAAAGGAATCAAATAATGCAACAATTTATAATAGGTCTATTTGCTGGGGCGTTTATAAGCGTAACGTCATTAGCTATAGCAATTAAGTTGTATATGAAATAATGGCTACATATATTTGGTGTAAAAGGTGTCACACAATGATTGCTAAAGAGTTATTGCACGAAGATTGTGACCCTAAAGTACCAGTAACGCCAGACAAAGTTAAAAAACAAATGGGTATTAAATGAGTGATACAATCTATTTGCACTATCACTACGATTACGATAACAGCATAGAAGTGTTATGTAGAGATGTTAAGTGTTATCAAAAATTGTTAGATAATAAGAAAGCGTTAGAAGAATACCAATTTAAGGTTGATTGTGATCTTGCACGTAAAGAGAATTTAAGACATATAGAAGATATGATTCAAGACCCAAGAATAGACAATTACAACGATTACTGATATAAGTTACATACTTGGTCGCTAGTGCCAAGTCTAAACCTAAAGTCTAGGGTTGGTTGATAGCCAATTTAATCGCCGTTAGAGGGCGTTACTTATCTATGCCTAATCAACGTAGCGTGTAACAATACGAGAAGTTACGACATTACAAGCTGCTATTAACGAGTCTCCTAATAGTTACATAAGTTTGTGATGATATGGCGAGACTAAGCCGAATAACCAATAAGGCTTCCATTCGATAGTACGAAACCTCAGGGGTTCAACTAAGAGAGTGGTTTACATACAAGCCATTCTCCGTACTTCAACACTCAAAGGTTCTTAACAGATATAATGATTAACATATGAATATAATAAAACGTAATGGATCATCAACACGTTGGCGAAAACTCAGACTCTTTGTACTTAAACGAGACAACCACACCTGCTACTACTGTGGAATTACTACAGCTAATACGGTCGATCATCTCACACCCGTCCATAAAGGGGGCACAGATGAACTCAGTAATCTCGTTACTGCTTGCAAACATTGCAACTACTCTAAAGGCTCAAAAACCGAACAAGAATACAATCGTAAACGAGCAAGAAAGAAAAAAGAACGCGAAATGATACGATTTTTTGAGCACGATAAGACACCACCGACCCCTGCCACTTCTTTCTCTCCGAAACAACTTAAAACCCCGTTTCAATTACCTAAAGGAGTTAGTTGTAATGATTAAAGAAGAAAAGCACAGAATTCTGCCAGCATTAGATCGTGCACATAATGAAGCGTTACGTCAAGGCATTATTTCAGAACTTGACGCAGCTGGTATTGCTATGGCATTTACTTTAGCTGGTGTTTTAGACGGGGGAACATTAAAACCTATTGAAGAAGTTAAGTATATGGGGCAACTGCAACAAATCTTAGATAAGTATGGGCTTAGCTTGTTTGGTCGTAAAGAGAAACCTGAATTAGAAGTTGGTGAAGACCCACTTGAAGCATTACGGCAACTCAGAACCGAGACTACAGACCACACCAATAGCGAGCCAAACTAAAGGTAATGAGGTTGTTGAATTTGCTAAACAGATTGGTATGCCTTTACTGCCGTGGCAAGAAAACGTCATACTTGAAACAAGCAAAATAAAAGAAGACGGCTCATTTCAACACAAAACTAACCTGATCATTGCAGCTAGACAAAATGGCAAAACACATTTACTACGTATGCGTATCCTTGCAGGGCTTTACCTATGGGACGAAAAGTTACAAGTAGCAACAGCACAAAACCGAGACTTATCTTTAGAAACATTTAGACAAGTTATAGAAGTTGTAGATAACTTTGATTGGCTTAGACGTAAAGTTAAACACATAACAAGAGCTAATGGTCGAGAAGAAATAGAAATCAAAGGTACAGGCTGTAGATACAAAATTATTGCACCAACGGCAGGCGCAGCTAGAGGTTTATCCTCAGACGTTGTTTACCTAGACGAAGTAAGACAACATAAAACCTTTGACGCTTTTAGTGCTTTGGCATACACAATGCAGGCTCGACCTGATTCGCAAGGATTTTTTATTAGTAACGCAGGTGATCATCAAAGCGTAGTACTAAACAACCTAAGACAACGCGCATTAGACAAAATTGAAAAAGATACAGATGACGATATTAACTTTATGGAATGGTCAGCTGCACCACACAGAAAATTAAACGACATAGAGGGTTGGAAAGAAGCTAACCCTGCACTTGGTCGCACTATTGACATATCAGCTATTAAAGCCAGAATGTCAGACCCAACAGAAGTGTTTATGACCGAGTGTTTAAGTATGTGGGTAACAACAATGAACAGCCCGTGGGCACTTGGCTCTTGGAACTCTTGTATGCAACCAATACTTGAACTCAAACCAGATAGATCAACTTGGTTAGGTTTAGAAATATCACCAGAACGAACAAGTTGGGCATTAACAGGAACACAAATACTTGAAGACGGATCAATAGCTGTAGGTTTAATGGAATGTGTTGAATCAGAATACGCAATAGATGATTTAATTATTGCTGGACGTGTTTCAGAGTGGGCTAAACATTACAACGCCGAAGCAATAGTGGCTAACAGGTTTAGTGGTGACTCAGTTGTTGCCAAACTAAGACAAGCAGGCATAAACGCAGAAGTTATAAAAGGAAGTGACTACTACCAAGCGTGCGATTCAACATTATCAGCTATGAGTGGTGGTAGACTTGCCCATAGTAACCAACCTGATTTAACAAACAGCGTTAACTCTTGTATTAAAAAAGCAAACGAGTCTGGGGCTTGGTATATTATGCGCCGACAACAATCAACAGCTGCTATTTCAATGGTCTTAGCAATCTTTAAGGCTGAACAATACGGCATACGTGGCTCAAACCAAGACATTGTAGTTGCTTAGGTGCTTGACTATTATAACGATTTGGTAAAGAATTAGAAGTTATGGGCTTCTTCCAAAATCTTTTAGGTGTTACACCAGATAACAGCGCAAACAAAGTAGACGCAGCTGTAGCACCATACAATTATCAACAATACGCCCAACCTTTTGACTATTTTGGTTTATCAGCAGTATCACGCGCCCAAGCAATGCAAGTACCAGCAGTTGCAAGAGCTAGAAACATTATTTGTGCAACTATTGGATCATTACCATTAGAAGTTAGACGCGAATCAAACAACAGTAAAGTTCCGACCCCACCTTTTATTAGACAACCAGACCCACGTATGACAGGACAATCTGTATATACATTTCTTGCAGAAGATTTACTATTTACAGGTCAAGGATATTTAAGAATACTAGAACTTGGCACAGACGGACGCCCTTTATCTGCTGAATGGATTTCAGTAAGTCGTATTACAAGAACTTTAGATTCATTAGGTCACAACGTACGTTATTACAGCGTAGACGGCAATCGTGTACCCGAAAATGGTTTAGGTTCTTTAATTCCATTTACAGGATATGACGAAGGACTACTTGTAAGAGCAGGAACAACAATACTTACAGCACTTGCATTAGAAAAGGCAGTTAAAAGATTTGCAGACGAACCAACACCTAACGTTGTGTTGAAATCAAACTTGCCAATGCCAGCTGAAAGAGTTACAGCCCTATTAAATTCTTGGAAAGAAGCAAGACAAACACGTGGCACAGCTTTTGTAAACGACACAATAGATTTCCAAAGCATAGGATTTAGCCCAGAACAATTAACGCTAAACCAAGCACGTCAATATATGGCTTCCGAAATTGCTAGGGCTTGTAATCTTCCTGAATACTACGTAGGTGGCAACGCAGGTGGCTCAATGACATACTCAAACGTTACAGCTGAACGCAGAAGTCTAATTGACTTATCTTTACGTCCACTAATGACTTGTATTACACAAAGATTAAGCGATAACGATATAACCCCACGTGGTTCTATAGTAAAATACAATCTTGAAGAATTTTATAGTCCAAGTGCACAAGAACGTGCAGACATTTATAGCAAACTTATTCCTTTAGGTGTAATGACAATAGAGGAAGCAAGAGAAAGGGAAGATTTGATAAATGAATAACTTTATTAAATTCTCAACCGACATTATCGCAGCTAATTCATCAAAACGTGAATTAACAGGCGTTATTGTTCCTTTTGGTCAAGTAGGACATACCAATATGGGTGACGTTGTATTTCAACAAGGCTCATTGAAGATCGGTGAGGGTATAAAACTTTTTACCGAACACGATATGACAAGACCAATAGGCAAATTATCAAGATATGAAGAAGACGACAAGGGAATTGTCGGCACATTCAAGATAGCAAGAACAAACGCAGGAGATGACGCATTAGCCGAAGCACAAGAGGGTTTACGAACTGGCTTTAGTGTAGGCGCAATGATTGATGATTACGTTACCAAAGGCGAACAAGTAATTGTTAACGAAGCAACTCTTAAAGAAGTTTCACACGTCACATTTCCAGCATTTGGCGAATACGCACAAATAACCGAAGTAGCTGCAAGCGCAGAAACTCCACAACCAACAACAGAAAGTGAGGAAACTATCGTGTCAAACGAAGTTACCCCAGAAGTAGTAGAGGAAGTTGCAACAGAAGTTGTAGCAACTCCAGCTGTTGAAGCCCAAGAACGCAACGCGCGTCCTGCAATCTTCACAGCACCAAGAAGCCCAATTGTTTCTAAAGGATCATACTTAGAACACTCACTTAGAGCAGCTCTAGGCAATGACGAAAGCCGTCAATATGTTATGGCAGCTGACACCACAGGAAACAACGCTGGATTTATTCCAACACCACAATCAACCGAAGTAATTAACGGAATCGCAAACGCTGACAGAGGATTTATTGACGCAATTTCACGCGCAACACTTCCAGCTTCAGGTATGTCTTTTGAGATTCCAAAAATTACAACAGCACCAACAGTTGCACAAGCAAACGAAGAAGCAGCTTTATCTGAAACCGATACAGCTTCTTCATTTGTATCAGTTGCAGTTAAAAAATTTGGTGGACAACAAACATTGTCTGTTGAATTATTAGATCGTTCTTCACCTGTATTTTTTGATGAATTAGTTCGTCAAATGGAATTTGCATACGCTAAAGCAACCGACTCATACGTAATGGGCGAAGTTGCAAACGCAGGTACATTAAACGCAACAGCAGCAGACGAAGACAGAGAAGGACTATTAGAATATGTTTCTTCTGCAGCAGCAGCTGTTTATTCAGCTTCACTTGGTTTTGCTCGTAACATTGTAGTTAGCCCACAACAATGGGGTAAAATTATGAGTTACAACGAAGCAGGTCGTCCAATCTATACAGCGACTCAGCCAAGCAACGCAGGAGGAAATGTTTCTCCTCAAAGTTTGCGTGGTCAAATTGCAGGACTTGATATGTACGTATCACGTTCCGTAAGTGGAACTGGTGGAACTGGTCTAGGCGATTACTCAATGGTTGTATTAAACCCTGAGTCATACACTTGGTACGAATCACCAAGATTGTCACTACGCACCAACGTAATTAACACAGCCCAAATTGATGTTAACTACTACGGATACGGCGCACTAGCTACAAAAATTGCAGCTGGAGCAAACTGGTTTAACAAGGCTTAAACCCTAAAACGTGAGGCTACTCTCGCCCCTGTGGGTAGCCTCACCCTTAAAGAAAGAAGAATGAAATGCCAGTATTAGTAACAGCAGCTCAGTTAAGAGCTGTACTTGGCGTTCCAAATACTCTTTATGATGACACAGCATTAGACGCAATTATTGACACAGCTGAAGACGCAATAGGTGACTTTCTTATACAATGGAAAGTTGGAATAGATAAACACTATTCAGAAACAGCCACAGAAACAACAATTCACACAACACGACCACACAAATTTTTTGAGGGCGCAACAATAGCTATAACAGGCGTTGAAGCATACATAAATGGCAATAAAACAATATCTGCAATAGTAGATGAATATACTTTTAGAATTACAACAACAGGTGCAACAGTTCATACTGATTATAGATATTCAATTCCTAATGGTATTGCTTCTGAAAATACTTTAGTCCAATACAACGGCGTAGCAGCTGTAGAAGAAGCTGTGCTACAAATCGCTGTAGACGTATTCCAATCAAGACTAGCTGCAGGTGGCACACAACAAGCCCTTGATTACACACCAGCGCCATACCGAATGGGCAGAACTCTTTTGTACAAAGTCACAGGTTTAATTAGTAAATATATTGACTCTAATAGTCAAGTAGGTTAATTTATGGCTTTAAGTACTTTACGCGCAGGGCTTAAAAGCGCAATAACAGATAACACAAAATATTCTGCCTATGATCACGTGCCAGATATTATTATTCCACCAGCAGCTCTTATTTTAGCTGGCGACCCATACCTTGAACCAATCGCTATTGGTAACTCAAAAAATTGGTACGTAAGACTAACTCTTGAAATAGTCAGCACTACGTATTCAAACCCAAGCGCATTAACAAACTTGGAAGATGATATAGAAACAATCTTGGCACTAATACCGACTAATTGGGTTATACTGTCAGTATCTAGTCCGAGAATTAGGCAGACAAATAGCACAGATTTGCTATCTGCTGAAATCCAACTACAAACAGCCTACACAGGCTAGGAAAGGCAACAATGGCAACAACTATTTTAAGTGGTCGTCAATTAACTTTGAGTGTTAATGGAAATTTATACTCAGAGCAAATTACTTCTTCTGCTATCAACTTTGATACAGAAAGATTAACTTTTGACACCCTTGCAGGCAAAGCCTACAAATACATTGACTCAAACGTTACACTTGACATTGAGTTTTTGAACGACGTAGGAGCAACACCAAACAGCTTGTACAAAGTATTATGGGACGGCACAGAGTCAGCCCCAGATACTACAATTGCGTTTATTATGACATTAAGAACTGGTGTAACATTAACTGGTTACGTATTGCCACAATATCCAAGCGTTACAGCTTCAGGTGCAGACGTACAAACTTGTTCAGTATCACTACAAGTTGTAGGTATCCCAACCGAAGACCTAACAGCGTAACAACAACAACAAACAGAACAGGGGCACACAATGCTTAAACTTAAATTAACGTGGGAATTAGAAACAGGTGAAAAGTTTGATGAATGGACTAGACCAATTGAACTTTCACTTGCAGAAAAAGAACTTTATAACAGTAAGTCAATTGTTAAAATACTTATTGACGAAAGCACACCAAGTAACACACTTCTTTTATTTTTGGCTCACAAGATTCAACAACGCGTCACAAAAAAGGTTGAAAACTTTGACACTTGGAAAAGTAAAGTTACCGATATTGCAGCTTCTGATTTTGAGACAGCAAATTTTACCAAGCCCGAAGTCTTGGGCGAATAGCAGTAGAACTGGCAATAGCAACTGGGATAACACCCGACTATTGGCTCAATGCAGAACCCGAAATATGGGCAACGGCTATAGACATATTGAACGTGCAAACTAATGGCTAAAGCGATTCAGTTAGTTAAAGTTGATAAAGATTATCGTGGGCTTCTTCGCGCTTTTAGTAAAATGGACGATATTGCAAAAAATGATATGAAAAAGATAGCACAAAGTTTAGCCGAACGTGGTGCTAATTATGCTAAAGGCGCAGCTAATAACGCACCATATAATGTTAAACAAGCTAGAGCTGTTGCCGAATCTATTAAAATATCTAAATCAGATAAAGCACCAAGTTTTAGTATTGGTGGTAGGCAAAAAGTTGGCTCTAGTGCTTTTAGTGCTGGTTATGTGATAATGGGTAATGAATTTGGATCAAAGCAATATAAACAGTTTCCTAGACGCTCTGGCAAGGGTGGTAAAGAGGGTTGGTGGTTGTATCGTGCTATGTCAAGATTTCAACCTACAATCGCTCAGGAATGGCTTAAAGGTTATGAACAAATTAGAGACGCTTGGAAAGCAGGTTTATAATGGCTGACATTAGGACGCTCAAACTTGCGCTTTTAGCTGATACAAAACAATTTATTGACGGGCTTGATAAAGCCGATAAAGAAACAAGAAGTTTTAGCGATAAACTTGGTGGCGCATTAAAAGCAGGTGCTTTGGCTTTTGCAGCTCTTGGCGCTGCAGCTGGCGCAGCTGCAATTAAAATAGGCATAGACGCTGTCAAAGCAGCTATAGAAGACGAAAAGGCTCAAGCGTCTTTAGCGCAAACTTTACGTAATACAACTAAAGCAACTGACGCACAAATTGCAGCTACAGAAGAATTTATTGACAAAACAGCTAGAGCAACTGGCGTAGCTGATGATCAACTTAGACCAAGCCTACAAAGACTTTTAGTTTCAACTAAAGATTTAACGCAAGCACAAAAACTACAAGCATTAGCACTTGATATATCAGCAGGCACAGGTAAAGATTTATTAAGTGTTTCAGACGCTTTAGCCAAAGCCTCAGACGGCAATTTTAAGGCATTAAAGAATCTTGGTGTTGAACTTAAAACAAGTGAGACAGTAACTAAAAAGGTTAAAGTATCACAAACAGACCTTAAAGAAGCACAACTTAAAAACGAAGACGCTTCGCTACGTTTAGCAAGTGCTCAAGAAAGATTAAACAAAGCAATTACTAAAAATGGCGCAGAAAGCATTGAAGCCCAAAAAGCACAGAACGCTGTAGAGCGTGCCCAAATAAGTTTAGATAAAGCCTCTGGTAAATATAACGACACAGTTGATAAACAAGGCAAAACCATAAAGGTTACTAAAGAAGAAACTATAAGTTTTGATGAAGCTGTAAGACAATTAACTGAAAACTTTGCTGGTCAGGCTGACATAGCAGCTAATACTTTTGCTGGTCGTATGGCTAGAATTAAAGTTGCTTTTGATGAAGCTAAAGAAAGTTTAGGAACAGCTCTTTTACCTATCTTAGAAAAGTTTGCTAAATTTGCAACAGACAGCCTTGTTCCAGCATTACAAGGAATTATTGACGGATTAACAGGTAAAAAGAAATCTGTTGTACCTTCTCTTGGAATGTTTGCAGAAGAAAGTAATAGTGCTGAAGACGCAGGTTATGGATTTGGTACAGCATTAAGAGAAATGGCAACTCAACTAGCAGGATTAAATGTGGGAATTACAGAAGCAAATAGTGAAAAAGGATTAACTGGTTTTATTAACAATCTTACAAAGTTATTAGAAATCATTAACGCAATAATTAGCCCTTTTACAAAACTTGTTGAATTGTCGCAAAAATTTGCTCAAACAGAATCACAAAGAAGAATAGAATTACCTGCACTAATACCAGAAACTACTAACC